TTAGCTGGACTCCAATACATATTTCAATCTTCCATCCACAATTTTCAACGGTGGGGCTGTATCGTATGAGTCGTATGTCAGGATAAGATGTCCTGATTCTACCGACATTGCAAATACTCCCTGGTTCAATGATGTAATCACTGCATTCGCATCTTTTCCTGCCGGCCCTTGTGGTCCAACTGGTCCGGTATCACCTCTTGGACCCTTTTCTCCGTCTTTTCCTGGTTCTCCCTGAATCCCCTGTTTGCCCTGCGGGCCAGTTGCTCCGGTTGCTCCTCGGAAATCTCCATTTTGTAGCTTTTTTGTTAGTGTCTCACCAATCTCTTCCGCTGTCTTTGCAGCATTCTCAGCATGCTTTGTAGCTTCTTCCATGCCTTTTATGAAGTTGTCCATCCATCCAGCTTCATTCTCGCTTTCCGGAACATCTCCTTCACTGAAATTCCGATGTACTTCTATCGGCTGATCGAATGTTACAAGCATCTCCTCATCCATTGTGAGTACAATCTGAAGCACACTTTTTCCAAGTTCTGCGAATGTCTGGTCTTTCACAATCACCCTCACGGTATTCTCAATGATCGGGCATACATTATATGTTGCTTTTTTTGACGGCTTCAACACGAATGCTTTTGCCGTTGCCCCTTCCGGAATCTCATAATCCCGGAAATGGAAATAGATTGGGAGAGCATTCGTCCCTCTTACATAATCAATCTTTTCCTTAATCCTGTTCTCCAGCACATAGACATCTCGTTCTATATAGTTCACTTTTCTCACCTCCTTATCCAGGAATCCATCTGACGATATACAACCCTTGCACCGGTGCAACTCCGCCTCCTGGATATCTCAGCACATACTTCCACGGAAAGTTATAATATCCATGCACATGAATCTCTTTTCCTGTCTGATCCCCCGTCTGTCCTCCTGTGATTCCACCGAACTCATTTTGCGAAGCTGCTACTAGCTGTCCATTTCCAATCGACATTTCTGTATGGCTTCCTGGTTTCAGCAGGACATCTCCCCGGATCAGTCCTGATCCTGTAGACAGATTGACCTGTGAAGTCACATCCTCAAAACCTGCTGCCAGAAACACATCATACATGCTTCCTGTTGCCGGTGTGTATCCCGGTCTCGTATTCAGCCCCGCATTGTAGTATGCCCAGCAGATCAGTGAGGAGCAATCGTAATCAGGTCCGTCTCTGTGTGCCTGATCATATCCATGAGTGTTATCATTTGCGATCGATATTGCCCATTCCACTGCCTTTTCGATGATCTGACTCCCATCCGCATATTTTGTGAGATAGTCGTACCATTTTCGTGCTGCACTCCGTCTTTCGGATTCTACCTCAACTCCTGCTCGTTCAAAGTTCTTCAGAAACGCGCTTGCGAGATATTCCGGTGATTCTTTGCTGTTCTTATATGCGCTCCATGTCATTGAATAAGCACTTGTCGCAATCCACTGGCCACTCGATGCAGACAGTGCATCAATCCAATACATCTGCCCTTCCGGATCCGTAATTCCGTATCCGTTCGAGTTTGCCCAGTTCGTATAGTTGGTGGCCGGTGTCCACTGAACCAATCCGAAACCACCAGAATAGTTTCCTTCTTTCAGGCTCTGCCAGAGTCCCGGATTAATGTTGGACTCTTTTTCCATGTTTCCAAGAATCCCACCGATCGCATTCAACGTCCATCCTTTTCCTGCGAAATATTTATAGACCTCCAATGCGTTTCCTTGCATCTGCGATTCCGTCAGATACTTGTTTCCTATCGTCCAGCTCACTTAGAAGCTCCCTTCTTTTGTTTTTCCTCCAACAATGCTTCCATTTTGGACGTTGATATATGTTCCATCCGAAAAGACGAGCGTTCCTGTTTTGGCCTCTTGTCCTCCGATGTTATATGTTCCACACGAAAGAGAAGCCTTTCCAGCTGCATTCAACGCTATATTTCCCTCATTCGTCACAAGCACGGAGGCATATTTGCCGCCATAAGATTGTACGCTCACTCCATTATTCTGGTAGTGTACAATTCCCACTGTCTTTCCTTCTGTGTTTCTCACAAATATTGATCCATTACTGATCAACACGCCACCTTCGTCTGCATGGTCTACCACAATTCCCTGATTTGTCAATGCTACAACCGTATTCCCATTCGCATCCAGTACCTTTGCGGTGCCATCACCATTCTCTTTTCCTCCCAGGATCAGTGTTCCACCCTTGATTCTATCTGCCAGCATCGTTCCGGCAACGATGAAATCTGCGAAGAATCCCTGTCCTGTTCCGAAGGTACTCCACTTCCAATCTCTTCCATCTGCTGTGCGCTCTGAAGCGATCTCGAATCCCAATGTTCCAAGACACATAGCACCAAACGTTTCAGACTTCGGATCAAGATCTTCAAAAAGAATTGCCCTTACCGTCTGCTTTTTTGCGACCGTAGACTGTGCTTTCATCTGAGCCTTAACGCCATTGATGATTCCTTGGATCTGCTGCCCGATCACAGTTCCATCTGAACGGATTGACTTGTCAACCCGGCTCATTACAGAAGAAGCATCGTCCAGAAAATTGTATTGAAACTCTCCTAATTTCACAAAAGTCAACTTGTTCCTAACCGCATCCCATTCCAACTCAATCACTCTTGCATCTGACTTAATTCCAAGTTTTGAGTGATTACAGTGCACGGTATCTCCTAGTGATACCATTTCCAGGCTTTTTACATCTTCGTATAGTTCTGTATTCTGCAGAAGCTCCATGTCTGCTTCAATGGTTACTTTCGGCTTATCCACACCTTCGTCATATTGTTCCTGGCATTTCTTTTTCAACGCTTCCTCTAGCTGTTTCTGCGTTTCACATATTGTCACTCCGTTCTCTTCGTCATCCTCCTGCGCATCTTCACGCATTTTCACATCCTCGAACTTCATTGTTCTGTAATGTATTGTCGGATATTTTTCAATCAGAGGTGAGTCCACCCACGGTGTGTCTCCCTCGATCATATATCCATTGTAAGATTTTGGAACAATCCTTGTAGCAACTTCACTCATGTCTACCATCTCTGAAAAGCCATCCTTAACTATGTTTTTTCCATACATCACCTGTACACCATAGTCTCCTCCTGCTTTTTCATTGATGATCACTTGATAATTATCATACAGGATTTCCCCGCCCCATCTGGAAACAAATGCATTATCATCACTTCCATTGATTGCCTCTATCAGGTTCATCGTCTGATAATAGGCTGTTGATACCTTCTTGATGTCCGATTTTGCCTGATATTGCGGAGTTTTCTCTGTCATAATGTCCAGAGCCTCCTGTCCACTTTTGTCTGTTGGCCGGACATCTACCAGGAAACAATCTTCTTTAGCATCCATAAAAATAGGAGTAAGTTCTGCACTTACCCCCGAATCTTTCTTTTCTTTGCTTCTTATCCGAAATAGTTGGATCCCATTAAAAGATGGCATTTTCACTACTGCATTTTCCTCAATGTACTTCCATCTTCCTTCTAGGTCAATCGGATGTTCTATATTCGCTGTCCATTCTCCATTGAGGATGACATGAATAATGGCTTCTTCCGGAAGCAGTGTCATATCTCCATTATGTCTATAATCTATATTATCCTGTCGGTATATCTGAATCATAAGCACCTCCAGTTTGGAATCACTTCTAGCTCGAATCCATCTGTGATTGCTATATCATTCATCCCTTCCTGTAGCACAAGATCGTCATAATCTCCAAATACCGCTGTATTGCTCAGTGTTCCATCTTCGCGGTAAGCCAGCTTTCTGTCTGTATCAATCGTCAGATTCTGCCCGACATCAGCTTCCATTCTCTTTCCATTAACTATCAGGCTGCATCTTCCTTCTCCATAGATTCTGTAAGTTGGGTAAGATATCTCATATGGATTCCTCTTCACTTCTTCCGCCGAATGAGGATGCTGTCCCTTGTCCAGATACCGCAGACCATCCTTTGTTATGAAGGTTGCTGTAAAATTGCAGATTCTCTCACTTGTATGTTCTGCTTCGTCCATCTGAACTTTCAGGATTTTGTAAAAATGTCCTGGATCTGTCCCAAGTCTTAGCTTCTTATTTCTTCCCGACAGCCACTTTCGTGCTTTTCCAAGACGATTCTCCCAATCTTCACTCTTTCCTATAAAATTGAATGATATCTTAATCTCTGTTGATTCGTAGCCCCCATCCAGCAGATACATGGTTCCATCACTCCCCGGTATTTCTATCGAAGATTCTTTTCTTACTGCTGTTGGCATTGAAGGAAGCTCTTTCGCATAGATCTCCATGCTTGAGCCTGATATTCCGTTGTATTCTACTTCCATCATGCTCCCACAGCTCCTTTCTTCCATTTCACGCTGGAGGATATCTTCTTGATTACCGCGTCCGCAAGAATCTCTGCAAGCTTCTTATCGCCCAGTGCAATGTTATTTTCAATAACAAATGTCAGCTCTGACAGTGCCTCTGCAATCATCTGAGCAAGCGCAGCATTGTTTGTCTGCATCTCATCACGGATGTATGTCTTCAGCAAGTCGATTGGAAGAACTGCCTCTGCTCCTGCTTCGCCACCGCCCATTGCTCTATCTCCGTTCATGCCGAAAATAGTTGGGCTGTTCAAGATACCGCCGTTTGCATACCAGTCCACGGAGAACTTCGGTACCTTCGGGGGAACAAGCGACCATGAGCCACTTGCTTTGAAATGTGGAAGTTTAATTTTGGGAAGTTTCCATTCGAAATCAAAGAATCCCTTAATTTTGTCGATTACTCCCTTGATGAAGTCACGGATTCCTCCAAAAATAGTATTGACACCGTCACGGAACCACTCGCATTTATTGTAAAGTGTGACAAAAATAGCAATCAACGCAACGACTGCTGCGATAATTAAAACAATTGGATTTGCTGCAAGTATTCCCCACAATGTCTTTGCGCCCGCTCCTATTGTCGATATCATTCCAGGCGCTTTTATGCAAATTCCAATAATCTGTGTACTCAATGTGATGATTTTACTTGCTGAACCAGCTAACATTCCAAATATCAAGATTAGCGGTCCAATTGCCGCGACTATTAGTGCTATTGTTACAATGGTTTTCTTTGTTCCTTCATCTAGCCCATTAAATTTATCCACTAGCTTTTGCACATGTTCTACAAGATTTTTGATATATGGCATCAGAATTTCTCCGATTGATATTGCCAAACCTTCTAAGGCTGATTTCAGCAATGTTAGCTGTCCTTCCAAATTGTCCAGCTGAGTATCTGCCATCTGTTGCGCAGCGCCACCACTGTCTGCAATTGCATTCTGTAAATCATCCCAAGCTGTCCCAGTATTATCGAGAAGTGAATTGACTGCTGCAAGATCTGTCTTATTAAAAATTGTGCTGATTATGTTTGATTTTTCTTCCGACGTCATTCCGTTCATGGAATTATTTAAATCTCCAAGAATATCATTCATGCTCCGCATATTTCCTTCGGAATCATATACGGCCACCCCCAACTCTTTCAATTTTCCTGATGCAGCATCTGTTGGATTTTGCAACGAAAGGATAACATTTCGAAGATGTGTACCGCCTTCAGCTCCCTTAATGCCATTATTGGCAAGGATGCCAAGTGCAGTATTGAGTTCTGCCGTACCTCCCTTGATAGATTTGGCTGTCGCACCAATGGTAAGAATTCCTTCACCAAGCTGTGCAACCGATGTGTTTGTTGTAGATGCAGTTTTCGACATCTGATCAACCATAGTGTCTGCTTCACTCACACCCATCCCGAGCGCAGACATGGCATCCGTAACCATGTCAGATGCTGAAGCAAGATCTATTCCTCCAGCTGCAGCGAGATTCAGAACCGTTGGCAGAGTGTCTGTCATGTCTTGAGCGTCATATCCGGCTAGTGCCAGATAATTAAGGGCCTCCGCACATTCACTTGCAGAAAAAGCCGTTTTTTCGCCCATTGTCTTCGCCAGTTCATTCAATGAATCCATTGTATTGACTGTCTGTCCACTAACCTCTGATGTAGCATCTTTTGTGATACCCATTGTAGCCTGAACTTGAGACATTGCTGATTCAAAGTCTGCAGCTGTTTTTACTGCTGCCGTTCCAGCTCCGACAATTGGCGCTGTAACACCTTTTGTCATTTTCTTTCCAACATCAGTGGCTTTTTTACCTGTTTTTTCAAGCTTATCTGCATATTCTTTTAGATTCGCAGTTCCTTTTTCAAGTTCTTTATCAACATCTTTTAATTCTTTGTTGTATTCATTGAGTTTGGCTTGAGCCTTAATAAGTTCAGCTTTTTTCTTTGCAATTGCATTCTCGTTTTTCCCTTCGGATTTTTCGAGCTTGTCAATCTGTGTAGCAAGCTTGTCACTTCGCTCGCCATAATCCGCAACTGCTTTCTGCGCCTTTTCCAATTCCTGACGTTTCTTTTCAATTGCGGTTTCATTCTTATCTTCTTCGCTTTCCAATTTTGAAAGTTCAGCTGATAATTTATCGACTTTGTTTCTGTAGTTTTCAAGTGCTGTCTGTGTTTCATTGAGTTTCTGTTTTTTCTTCTCAATTTTTTCAGAGTTCTTGCCTTCCGCATCCGACATCTCTTTGAGCTGCTCTCTTAGAACCGACACCTTGTCAGAATAAAGGGCTGTCTGACCTTGTAAATATTTCTGCTTGTCACCCAGTTTCGTTAGAGCTTTTGTGTTTTTATCCCACTGTGACTGTGCAAGCTTAAACTCCGCATAATTCTCTGAAACAGCGGTATTTACATCTTTTAATGCTTTTTGAAAATCTGCTGTTCCATCTGCTTTAAATGTTAAACCGACTCTTTTTAGATCATCTACCATATATCGCTCTCACCTCCTCAGCTCGTTTATTTTTGAATATCTCATATTGTTCGCAAAAAAATACGGGACATGAATGGAAGAACTCGTCTTCTGTCATTCCCATCTCTCTCGCATCAACCATATATTCAGCCCAATTTATCTCGAGCTGAATGCTTTCATCTGTGCTTTCGATTCCTCTTTTTTTTTAATTTTGTCAACTTCTTTCTGATAAGCCTCTACAACTTCAAGAAGTTCTGTTGGATCCGGTGGCACAAGCTGAAGTGCTTCGTCAAATGTCACTTTTCTCCCATTGCTTCTTACCATTGCATAGATAAGCTTTGCTGCAAAATTCATTTTATCGCTATCAGTTGCCTTCCCAAGCTTTTCCAGTTTGTCAATTTTCTGTCCAAGCTTCGAGCCACCTATCTGATCAAGATAAAAGATTGTCCCAAAATTCATTTTCGCTTCAATGGTTGTCCCATCTGTAAGCTTTATAATTTTACCTACATTCATGTGCCACTTGTTCCTTTCAAGCTCCTACTGCTGTTGTAAGGTCTGCATCTGTCAGAATCGGCTTAGCGAAGAACTTCTCTTCTGTAAGTCCCGCCGGTGCCGTGGACTCTGTTACCTTGCTCACGATATTTCCTGCTGCATCAAACGGATATGCCCTGATCTTGATCGTGTCTGTCTGCTCACTTGCTTTTTCCTCAGATGTAGCAATATCATCGGAGTTCTCAACAAGCTTGCATTTTGGGAACCACTCGTAACGAGATTTTCCATTTTTCAGTTTTACAACCTTACCGAAAGCGAAGAATGGTCTTTCACTCTTTCCACCAGCAAGGATAAGTCCACCTGTTCCTTTTGTTTCTCCGCGCATTTTGGAAATTGTGTCGTCTGGGAATGCGATCACAGACACTTCGATGTCAATACTAGACATTGGTGAGTCTGAATCGTAGATTTTTCCAGATGCATACACATCGCTTGTCTCTGAGTTTTCAGTTACTTTGACACTTTTAACAACCTCTGTTTTTTCAACATCAGCTTCGTAAGTACCGTCGTACTCTCCGCCCTCTGTTGTGTTTGCAAAACACATATACTGTGCACCGACCGTCTGTTTCATAGCCGGTTTTTTTGTATTAATAGCCATATTTGCCCCCTAACCGAAGATTGCATCCGCCATCTTCTTATAGTATTTTTCCTTGTTATTTTTAAATAATGGCTTCAGATGTGCTCTTGATGCCATCTTCCTGGTTCCATGCTCAAGCATTGGACCGTAGTATTTGCCCCATCCAACCTTAACACTTTTATCTGTTCGTTCCACTGCGAATGTGTTGACTATATGAGTATATCCAGGTTTGTTAATTTGACTTCGAGGTTTTGGCAGTCTGAGAAGATCTTTTACAAACTCCTCAGCTCCTACCTCGACCGCATCCAGTGCCTTATCATCAGACACTTTTTCTGCATATTCTTTTATCAAGTCTTCAAATTCGCTTAGTCCCGAATCAATGAATTCTATTTCCTTGCTCATCCAATCGCTCCGTCAGTTGTGATGGAGAAATAAGAATGCCACACTTTATCTTCTGTGACAAATTCATGAGCTATGGCCGGATGGTAGCCAAGCTCATTCAGACGTTTTTTCAGTTCGATTAACTTTGGATTACGAGGCTTCTTTGCGTAAAAACTAATTTGCCATGTGATTTCATTCTCATAATCATCACCAGATGCCATTGCGTCTTCCCACATGATTTCCCAGTAATCAATTCTCGGAAATACTTTTTCATTTTTGAGACTACTGACTCCCTCGTTAACAGGACAGCCTATATCGTGCAGAATCTCACTTAATTCTTTCTGTGTCATTGATTACCTCTCTTTCATATGCCGGTGTCTTCAATGTCAATTCTGACTCCCTGAAACCGTCTTTTGTGGTGGTATGTGCTACGTTGTAGACCTCATGTTGTTCTCCGTCAATGATGCAGACGCACTTACTATCCACACCTTTAAATCGTGGTATTGCGAGCTTCATGGTCACTTCCACGCTATCTGCTGAAAGCTTTGCTCTGGTGGTGTCATACACCGAAAGTTCTCGATACCACACTTTGAATCCAATGCGTTCAAGTTTTTCTTCCGGATAGTCCTCTGATTCATCGTTTACTATCCTACGAATCTCAAGGACTCCGTCTACATACTCAGGCATTGCCATTCGCACTCACCTCCGTCTCCATTTGCCACGTAAGAATCACGCTTGAATAATTATTCATGAATTCGCTAACTCTGTGGTGGTAAGCATAATATACATAGTTTTTCAGCAGCATCCTATATGTGAGATCTGTCGTTATACCACAGCCGGGATTCAATCTCCCGACTGTATACTCTCCTTCTTTGATGAGATTGATCAATTGATTGTCATCATAGTAAGGAGGAATCTGAAACTCTTCGATTACTTCATCTACCAGCGTGGCTAATTCTTCATTACTCATATCTTATCCCTTACTGCTGTGGCACCGTTACCTGTGTTACCGGGAGAACATACTCCTCAAGTTTTGTTACATCAAAAATAACTGCAACATTGTCATCCACAGCTCTACCGTTTGCATGGCATTTAGCTACGATAAGGTCTGCATCATCCATAGCTTTTGTCTGATCGTACTCAGCAACTCGGACACCTGTTGTTCCCATTGTGTAATAGCCGGCGATTGTGAATGCCGCTTTTCCCTTCGGACAGTTAGCATCAACAATTTTTTCGATGTCAATGAATGACTTGTTGACATATCCGCCTGTCAGAGCCTCTCCGTACATACACGGATCCACATATTCTGCTTCGTCTGACGGATTGCAGATAAGATAGAGCTTATCAACCACACGTTTTCCATCATTAGTAAGAGTTTTTCTCACCGGAGCAAGTCCCTTCGGAGAGAATTTTGTAACCGTAGTGAGAACAGTTTTTGCTTTATTTGTTCCGGCTGACTCTACGGTTCCAATCTGACGAAAGATTCCGATTGGACCTGTCTTTCCATCTCCATCGAGGTATCCTTTTACAAGTCCGTCCTGCATGGCCTCAGACAGAATAGCCATGAAATATCTGTCAACGAATTCCATAGACAGCTCTCTGATTGATTTTGGAATAATAAGGTAAGCTGTGAGCTTGTGAAGGTCAATATTCAGAGCTGTTACCTCTGCTGAAAGTTCGCCTTTGATAGCGTCCGTAAGAGGACCCCAAACCGCTGCACCTGAATGAGATGCCACAATCCATTTCTTCACGTTTGCCGGTGCCATATTTACAAGTTTCAGGATTGGCGATGCTTTCTTAACATCATCCAGTGTACGATCAATAATCTCTGTCGGAATGATGTCGATCTGGTTTGCTGTGAACGCCTGCTTGATGTCCTTAAAATTCTCGTAGAATTTCTTTTCTTTCTGAGACAGGTTACGGAGTCCAAGCTGTCTCTTGTAATCTGCATCTCTGCTTGCTCTTTCTGCCTCTGCTACTACCTGCTGAATCAGATCGGCGTGCATTGCTTCATCGATCATTTCAATTGACTGCATAATTGCTTCTGCTTTCTGATCTGCCGGTGCATTGTCCAGAAGCTGTTTCACTTTGTCTTTTACTTCCTGGCTTAAATCTTCAATCCTCATTCTTCATTTCCTCCTAACCAAAAAATGCACCCCAACCGGTGCTATCCTTTTCTTCCGTCTTTTCTTTTTTCTTATGAGTCAGCTGATAGAACTCAGCTAACTGCTTCTGATGCTCATTTCTGCTTTTCAGTTCCATCTGAAGTGCCTTGTTTTCTTTGATTACCTCCTGCAGTTTCACATCCGGATCATCCTCCTTCTGCGCAACGCCAATCTCATCAATCAAGCCATACTCCAGAGCCTTCTGTGGAGATAAGGTTGTAGTCTTATGCATCATCTCCCGGAGCTCTTCTTCTGAAACCGTAGCCCGCTGCATAAACAGAGCCACACAGCTGTCCATTGCTACATCCAGATTGTCTGCTTCTGCCCTCAGATCTGCTGCATTTCCTGTAACTGTCTCCCACATATCATGAATAACGGCTGTTGTTCCCTGTCCCATGATACGCTTATCACATGCCTGCAAAATTGTAAATGCGATAGAATGACATCCGCCCATTACAATCCCTGTCTTATAGGATCCATGCTGTTGAAGCATGTTGTAAATGGCCGTCCCCTGGTCCACACTTCCACCATTGCTGTTGAAATAGATCTTAATCTCATCTGTTTCTGGAATGGCATCCAGAAGTTCCTTGAAATGCTTGGCTGATGTCTCAGAGTCGTCATACTGCCATGTATCCCAATTGAACGGACCGATTTTTCTAATCTCATCAAAAACGAAAATCTCATGCACGTTATCCGTCTGCTGGAATCTATACACAACTTTTTTCTGTTCCATGTTCTTTTCCTTTCCCTGTTATTACTGTTTAACGGACAGCTCCGAGATAATTGGATCACCTCCTATGAATCAGGTTTCTTGTGCCGCATTACTATTTCCCTCCCCTCCGTAATTCTTTGTCAGAGCTCGCTCTGTACTGAATTCTGTATTGAGTAACGGATATCCGACCATCTCTCTGATTTCATCGAGATGGAATCCAATTCCTCTGAGTTTATCAAGATTTACTGCACTGTCCACAACATCAACATGTTTAAAGCGTGCAAGCCATACCATGACTTTCTCGTTTTTTCTGCAGTAATCATTCTCTCCGACAACATAAGCTGTCAAAGTATCATTTATCACTTCTGCTATCGGACTGACAGCGTATGTGATAAATTCATTTGTTGCGTCTGATTTTTCTGTGATATTGCCATTAAATACAGCCTCTGGAATATCGAAAGCATTTGCTACCTCGTTATTGATCTGCAAAGCCATCTTTGCCAGTTCTTCAGCTTTCACTGTTGTATTTATTTGCATCTGTTCCACGGATGCATTTTCTTGTTCTGTTAAAACTTCAAGGTCATCTGACGTCAGTAGTTTTTTAATTTTTAAAACATACTGATCTCTTGTCATTACCTTGTCTGTACCGTCTGCCTGCTTTTCTCTGAATGATAATGCATTCGTTCCAAGCTTCAGTTTGAATCTCGGTTGGCTGGACAGCTGCATCATTGCATTAATGGAATCCATCGTCTTATCAAATTGCCCTACTACATTCTGTAAGTACAATCGAATCCTTGCATTGTCATATCTTAGATGAATCACTTCATCAGATTGAAATGTGCTGAAAATTGTAAGATTTTCATCTCCGCAGCTTAACATCACATCCTTGTAAACTCGCTTCATCATCACTTCTTTCGTGTGTGACCATGATGTCGCTCTGTAATATTTACCACTTAGCGGAATAATCAGAGCTTCTTGTTCTGTTAGCAGCTGCTTAACCACTTCCGTCCAGAACACTGTCCCACATTCGTTGTCATTGGGCTGTACGTTTAGCCTGTATTCTTTCTTGCGTTTTTCTTTGCTCTCCGTCTGGATCAGTATGTCAGACTTTGCTATTGCCTTGGCGATCATCATAATTGCTTTCTCGATGGCAAGCTTTGAAAGATTCAGCTTTTCCATGTCAACTGCAATGATTTCTGCCAAAGACTGTATTTCTTTGTTCCTGTCTTGGAATAAAAAATCAAACATTTTCTCTTCTCCTGTTAAACATAGATTATCTGAACTTCCAGCTCATCCTTGCAGAACATAGCCACATCGAAAGCCATAAATCCATCATTTTTTCTCAATTTCGGTTCTATCTTGCCGAAATTTTTATTTCCAAACTTATCCTCGCTCACGCTTGTGTTATTCGTGTACCACCGCATGATCGCTGATGGTCCGAAGTTGATCATCCCCTGTGAAAACATGGACTGAATAAACGGAGCAATAATTCCTGTTGCTGATGTTATCTTTCTAACCAGCCGAACAATACCATGTGGGTTCTTCTTGTCCTCAATCGTGAGACCTCTTTCTTCAAATGCTGTCTTGAATAATGTGTAGCGATAAGTATCCATCGCTATTTTCTTCACATCGTAGTCCTGGAACTGTTTCATGCACCAATCGGCTATTATATTTACATCAATCACCGGACCTTGGACAACTTCAAAATCCTCAAACTCTTCTTGTCCGGCATTGCGCAACGGGAATTTGATTGAATCAATGAACGGAGAGTCTGCGCAGATCCATGTGTGTTGTCTCCATATCCACTCTCCATCATCTGTCTTGGTCAGAACGCCCGCTGATGCGAAGTCTCGCACATCCGCATAGTCAATGCCGATCACTGCTGCCTGTCCTCGAGTGTCCAATGTTATCCGCGGAATCTTTCGTTCCAGTTCTTCCATTGTCTCACCTTCATAACATGCTCTCAGGACATTTTGCCATGTTGTGACCGTCTCCTCTTCCTTTCGTGCCGATCTGTCCATTCGTTTTGTGATAAATTCAGCACGCTTCGATGGAATCTTCTTCATTTCCAGATAATCATGCATGATCTGATTTGCAAGAATTGGCATGTATTCCATCGAAGGATTGGCCTTGTGCCATGCCTCCGGATCATCGATTTCTTTCATGTCATCAATCTCGCAAATGAATGGGAAGTACCCTAGCAGATTCTCTCCTGTCTCCAAAATCTCAGCGCACATTGCCGAAATTTCATCCAGTGGACCATCTCTGACATATCCATCTGTTGTAATGATGAACTCTCTCGAATGCTTGACTTTACCAAAAGAGGATTCAAATACATTGATCTGGTCATAGTTCTCGTAGGCATGGATTTCATTCAGGACAAGACATCCTGTTCGCTTACCATCCTTGGTCTTTGCGTTCGAAGTGTTGTATTTCATCTCCGATCCTGTTGCCAGGTTCGTGATAAGTTCCTTTGTGACCGAAAACTTTCCCTTGAATTTTGGATTATCATGCAGCATGTCATAAGCTACCTTGAATGTGTCCTTAACCTGGCTCTCTGAGTTCGCCACAATTTCAACATGGTAATTTTTCACTCCGTAGAGCGGAGTCTGAAAGAAATTTACCAGCGGCACGATGAATCCATCTTTGCCATTTCCACGTCCTTCCTTGATGAAGAACTTTGAAAATACTGGAATGTCATCCACATACATAAATGCAAAGGCATAAATGAACTTTTGGAATGGAAATAGTTCGTAGTAATTTGTTTTGCAGTACTGTAGACAGTTCCTATATGTTTTTTCGTCAAAAAAAACATCGTTTCGCTTCAATGTCGGCTTCACGATGTTTTCTATCAGTAATTTTCTCTTTTTATTTATCCATTTCGGATGCTCTTCGGCATATTTGAGATAGTTATCAATTTCCTTACAAGTAACCATCAGTCGGTTGCTCCGGTTCCGGAATTGGTTCTTTCAGTTTCAGGTCCGCAAGAATCTTTAACATGGTTGCTGTAGTCTTCTGCAGATTGACCACAGATTCATTCGCTTTTTCTACGCTGACACCATTCCCATTGATGGTTTCATACCGGATTCCTTTTTTTCTAATATCTGCAATCAGTTTCTTTTTCAATGACCAATAATATACATAATCATCAACTAAATCCTTATAGAATTCTGCGTTCATTCCACGCAACTTCAACTGCTTTACTAACGATTCTTTTATCTCCGTCTGTGTCAGTGTTTTCTTCCTCTGAGTCAATCTTTTCACCACCTTTTTCACTCAAATCATGCCATTTTTATCAATTTTTCACTTCTTTTTTCGCTCTTTTTAAGCCTTTTTTGAAGTTATCTGAAAACTTTCCTTCTTATAGTAAGTCCTGAAATTTGCCCCCCTTGCCCTTTTCACGCGAGATTTTAAAATTTCTCCAGAGTCATGGCTACATCCCCGTTCTTCACTCAGGAAAAATCGCTGAGAATTTACCGGGGGGGTCTATTTAAAAATTGAGGACAGCTGCGGACTCGAACCGCACATGCGACGGCTTGCACCGTCCGCTTGTCTCCTCCTAAGCTATGTCTGCCCTCAGTGTAGCTACCATCTTTCTTCGCTCGCAAGCTTCTTCTTTCTTTGGAATCTTCTTGGAGTCCTTCCATGTCGCAGATTGTGACACTTCACACACAGACTGATCAGGTTGTCATCTTCCAACCCTAGCTCCGGATGCTCTTTTAGTTCAACAATATGATGCACCTCTTCAGCTCTTCTGATCTTTCTGTCTTCTCCTTGCAGGATGCGGCCCGCTGCCACTGCATCCTCCAATCTCTTTCTGCAGTCTTGGCACTCATAGTGATCTCTCTCAAGAATCCGTATCCGCTTATGCTTTCACAATGTTGAGTTGTAAAATTTCTTTGCTTCTTTATCTGTCATAGTTACATTCCTTCATGCAAAAAGACACCTGCCGAGAGGATTGCAAGTGTCTCTTTCAAGAAATTTGTATGTATCTGTCCGTCTTTCGACAATATCAGATTAGCACAGTTAGAACTCCAGTGGACTCCACTCTTTAATTGATTTGAATATTTTTCAGTGCTCTTCCGTGTAATTCGTAGATCCAACTCTCACTGTACTCCATAAGCTGTGCTATCTGCCACCATGTAAATCCTTTGATATACTTGTAGAACATAACATCTCTTTCGTCTTGATTCTCCAGCTTATTGATTCTGTATTCTATATCTTTGTATGTCTGTACCTGCTTTACTCCCTCTTGATACAGCTCGTCCTCTCTTTCCTGAAGAGCTGCCGCGTAAGAGCTTAAATCGCTTTGATTGGATCCATGTGGCATCCCATCATTATTCGATGATGGATACATCTTCATGTTCCTGATCTCTTCAATCTCTGATTCGATCCTCTTGATTCTCTTCCCATGTTTTCTGTATGCCCTGAGATAGGTTTTCTTCCTGTCGTTCTCGTTTTTTACATTGTTCTCTTCCAGTCTCTTCTCCATTGGCATCATCTCCTATCTTGTACTTCCTGGCTATGTACTCCGTTACATCACCATGCCACAACTGCTGCCCTTGTGTTTCAATCAGCTTTCCTGCCTGGTATGCTGGTCGATGAAACTTCTCGCTTGCCTTCCGATCCGGTGGATGCTCTGCCATAGCAGCATAATGTTCTTTTTGGTTCTGCTGGATTTCCGCAGGACTCCAGCGTGTGTCTGTACTTCGTTTCACTGCTCATCACTCCTACATTTCTCTTCTTCCAACAATGTAATCTATGGACACATTATATATATCCGCGCATTTGATTGCCTCTCCTAACGTCAGTCCTTTCCTTCCGGTCTCAAGATCTTGCAATCTTTCTTCCTTGATGTTTAACTTGACTGCTGCCTCTTCTCTTGTCAGTCCTCTGATTTTTCGCAGATACTTCAGACGGTTTCCTGTTGTTCCTACCGGTCGTAATATAACCATTGTAATCAACTCCTCCTTTCGTGCTCCATGCGCAAATGTCGCAATCCTCAGGGCATACATTTGCCTTTCTTGCTCTTTCGCACATCTCCATTTTTATTCTTATATCTTCCTCATAGTCCTTTATGATTCCGAGTCTCCTTAAAGCCTTATAAAACAGTGACTTTTTTCTCACGTCTCTTTTTCCCTTCCGTCGTTCTTTCCATTTCCGCATCCACTCAAGCTGTTCTTGATCCTCTTGTTCTTTCCTTGTCATTTATTTTCCTTTCTGCTTCATCCACCTTACACATTTTCTTGATATATTCACGGACTGTCTGAACCGTTGAAAGCACTCCGTCATAAAATGGATCGATTCTTTCATGCTCTGCAATTGTTGCTTTTGTTTCCTCTTCTGCCTGATCCAGCCAATCAACCAAATCTCTCGCGTCTCTTTCTGTCATATCTTCTCCTTCTTTCCATTTCATTTCTCTCTTCGCAGTACATTAATCCCACATACTGTCCATAACTCATTCCTTCCTGTCTTGCTTTTGCATTTATCTCAGCCAGCTCGCTTTTCCAAGCTGTTGATCTCTGTCTTTTTGGCACTTACCTGCTCCTTTCTCCTCCCTGCCGCATCCAGGGAGGAAATCCTTTGCCTTCATGTTACAGTTTGTGACATACTTTATCTCCACGCCATTCAGCGGAGGTAACTATAAATAATTTTTCTTATATCTCGCCATCCACTCTTCTCTCGTATGTGTCTGCTCATATTCTGTCTGTGCTATTCTGCAGAGTAGTTCCCGCATTTCTCGGTTATTGTGGACTGCTTCTGGTCCTTCTTTGTGATGATTCCGGCACAGATCCACCTTGAGTCCATCTGCCTCAGATAGTTCGCGCTGTCCGGATCCGAACATGATATGATGTTCCTCTGTGTACTTCTTGGAAGGGTCGTCATAGAGTATCAAACAGAGATAGCAGACTCCCTTTCTACTCTTGAGGATGCTCTTTTTATGTGATTTCCTTTTTTTCTTGCAGGCTAATTTCGGAAATGCCATGTCTGAATAATCGATGCTCATAAGATATACACCCCAACTAAGTTTTTCGGATCTCCTTGCATTCGATCAAACCATATGCACGGTTCGCATACTCCTTCAATGTCTTTTCTCAGCTCTTCTGCGGAATCTGCCAGCATGATAATGTTCGTCGGACTGCTGCAAGCATAGACTCTCGCAACATATTTATCCGGTATATCCCGCGGGTGCTTATAAATTGCAATCGATGGTATCGCTATCGCTGATAAGTCCACCTCTCGAAAGCTATGGATTATTTTGTTATTTACTGAGTTCTTCTCCATTTTCATCCACCTCTGCTTCTAACCATTTCTTCCAATATTCTGCTGAGTTCAACATCATGTGAGGCATCTCTTTCACGGATGCTGCCATGTACAGTGCCATCTTGTATGATTCCATTGTCTTCATGTATTCCCATCTGCTGCCAGCCGGATTCTGTTCTTCTTCGGACTTATCCACCGGTTCTGAATTGGCTCCCGCTTCTGTGTTTCTCGCATTTTCTTCCATCTGCTCTGAATTATCCACAGGTTTTTCCACAATCTCCACAGGTTCCGGCATTGCACTGGTGCAATTTTCCTCTTTGTGCTGTCCTGCTCTGATAAAATCGCTCTGTATTTCCTGCGTTCCCCCTGCTTCCGGAAGCATTTCCGGAAAATCTTTCTCAATCTCTGTCTGTCCCGGAATGTCGTTTGGAAGCTCTACCGGTTTCTCCGTCTCCTGTTTCTCCGGTTTTTTTGGTTTTGGCAGCTTCGCCTTCACTACCTTTGACTCTTTTCTTTTTTTCGGTTGCACTGGTGCAATCTGTTCTTTTTCCGGATATTTCTGTCCGTAAAGTTCCTCCCAGTTCTGTTTTGCATCTTCCTGTTCTGTGATCAGGACGAGATAGCTTAAAATATTCTCCCAGGTAAACTTTTCTTTCAGTCCTTGTCTTACAACCTGCAGTATGACCTCGTCTTTCTCATCGTTTAGATAGAGCATAATTCTTCCGCAGCCTTGTGGTCTTACACTGTATAGCTTGTCCCCGTCCGGTGCTAACACTTCTTTGATTCGTCCTGTTTCTACGCTTGTTCTGACTGCCTCATGCAGCTTCAGATACAGTTCCGGTTCATCCATGCAGATCTGATGGATTGCCTTTTCCAGATTGTCGAGTTCTTTCTGTTCTTCTTTCTCGCCTTCCAAAATGACTTCGATATCTGTGATCTTCTCCTCGTTTTCAATCTCTTCTTTGACTGCCTGGATCTCTGACTTGCTGTATGCCGGTGTCAGTTCTTCTGCTACGCTTTCCGGAAGCGTCAGCATTAGTGCTAGCTTCGCATAGCCGAATCCTTTATAATTTTCCTGCAGTCTCGGAGAGTAACCACCCTCCGAGAATCTGTCATTGATTCTGATGTATCTGGATACCTGTGTGGCTTCAAGCTTGTATTCCGCCCACGCAAATTCATTGACATTGCTATATCCTGAATCCTTTAAGATATCGCTATCTCTTCCCTGCTTCAGCAGATATCCAGTCATGACAAAATCTTCCACTGTTCTGTTCAGGACGGTGTTCATTGCCTTTTTGTATTCCTCATAATTTTGATACTGCGCTAATTCCATCAAACCGCCTCCAGTTCTTTTTCTATCTCTTCTGCTTCAAGGAAATCTTCCGCTAATCCCTGAAGGACTCTTATATTCTTTTTCTCTTCCAGCTCTGCAATATTGGCTTCTCTCTTGATCTTGCTGATCTTGGCCAACCTCTTATCTTTCTCTGTCAGACGTTTCCTGATTGCCTTCTGCCATTCTTTCAGGAATACCCGGATTTCCTCGATTCCCGGCTCTTCGTCATAATAGCTTCTGTGCTGTCTGATTGTGCCTCCCGGCTCTACTTCGATCGTGTAAAACGGGATTCCCGGTGCTTCCTGCCTCCGCAGGAAACAAATGTATGTCTCTCTGCTCTCGATCCTGTCAAAATATCGTTCACTGCTGCCGGCACAATGATGCAGCGCACGTCCTTCTTTCACGATATCCACTAACGTGTTCGGTACAATGATCTTATACTCTTCGTCTTCGTACTCATATCGGCTCTTAATCTCTTTCAGGATCTCTTCTGCTTCCGGAAACTTCTGCCGCATTTCCTGTGCATAGGCTTCTTTTCCCTCTGCATTGTTTTCCAGTTCTTTCAAGATCTGTATCTGCTGCCGGTCTACAACAACTTCATCATGTCTGCGTTTTAACTCTCTTGGACGATAGACCATCTCGTCAGCCATATTTTTGCAGCATGCCTCGCACATATTGAGATAATCTTTATATTCTTCAAGCACAGCTTTTGCCGTCATTCCTGCATATTGTTCTTTTTTCTGCCTTTCAATGTAGTTCATAATCTTCTGTGGACTCATATATTTTTCCAGTCCCCGGATGCTGCTCGGTTCTATCTCATTCTTTATCATCCACTGTACTGTCTCTTTTGAGATCTTCTGTCCTGTCTCATCCGAATACTGCATCCAGCGTACCATTCTGTTACCGCCATGTTCGTCACGGATCCGGTTGATCTTCTGACGGTCTTGGATTCTGAACATTCCCTCAATGCTTTCCTCTCTCATGTCCAATGGTCCATAGTATTGTGTCGGATATCCCGGATAGTCTGTACAGCCGATCGTATCTCTCAGCAGATTCCAAAAGCGTCCTTTTGCCAGGTACTCTATCTTCTGTGCATATCCTTTCATCTGTCCTGTCCCTGCCACAAGTCTGTTGTAGTTCAGTTCCATTCCCGTCTTCGATAAATGCTCCAGGACTCTTGTTGCTTCGCTGTAAGTGGTTCCGTCTAATATCTGGCCAAATTCTTCCGGATACAAGTATCCTTCTCTTGCTCTTAGGTTTTTCCGGTTTCCTTTTGTCCATCCATCCCAGGAGTCCTCATAATAGATCATGTATGTCTTCTTCAATTTTCTGTTGGAGTAGACCTTGTACAGCAGGATTCTGATTTCATCTCCAAACTCGACATAATGTCTTCCATTATCCCATCCGACCTTTGCTTCTATGATCCGGAGTACGCTCGTATCTTCATCTACCGGCTGGATGAGATAGCAGCTCTTCCATTTCTGTTCGATATGGTCTGTTCTTGTCTTTGCCCTCACCAGTTTTCCGCAGGAAGGGCAGAATACCATGTCATTGTGCCGGATCTTCTTTTCTCCGTCCTGCCACTTGATTTCTTCCGGCCAGCTGGATTCTCCGCAGTTTGTGCAGACAAATTCTTTCGTTTCCCTGTTCCGGAACATGTAATCCTCTCCTGCTGCCTGTTCAAAGAACCATTCTCTCAGATTCTTCGGACGACCTGGAACTTTTCTCATTAGGTTCATGAGTTTCATTTTCCGGTTTGTTTCACATCTTTCCCTAATCTCGCTGTTATAGCTATGTTCCAATCCGTTGATTCTCTCCCACGGGCTGTTGTTCCACGCTCTGTGTCTAATCAATTCTTTGATCCTGTTTGCGTCTTTCCCCTGCAATTTCGGATAATCGTCATATGTTCTCCATTCCCAGTCTCGCCAGTCCTCGTTCAGTGCATTCAGGATACCGCCTTTTCTCCAACCATGCTGCTCTTTCCAGTACTCATGTTCCCCTGTCTCATAGTTGATACAGTACCGCACCAGCAGTTCCTTCGCCTGATAGATATTTAGGATCAGGATTTCCCCCAACTCCTGCAGCGTGGCTGTAAGTCCTTTTCCTTCCGGTTTCTTTGGTTTGATCCGTTCAATCGCTTTTCGTTTCATTTCTGCACCTCCACCCATTCTCTTTCTTCTGTCATGGAATAGATCTGATGCGCTTTCGCTTGTATTCCGTCAACATTCCTCACGCCTGCTGCCACTGGCTTGCCTTTCTCGTCCTCTACGATCAGTCCGATCACAGTTCCGTATTCGCCTTTCACTTTCGGATGTTTTCCTCTTGCGATTGCTATCTTTGTCTCTCCGATTGCTTTTGACCGCTCTTTTTCTGCGTATGCACCTCTTTCTCTTTTCTCCCATGCCCTCTTTGGATGGATGATCATATATTCCATTGCCGCCATTGCAATCTCCATAAGTGTCAGTTCTCTTAATAATGTCAGCTCTGTAGATACGACCATCGAGCATCCATCCTCTTCGTCTATACTTCCGCCAGCTTCGCACAGGAAGAATTTGTTCTTTCCATCGATCGGATACCACTGCAGGCAATCCAGGATGTACTCCGCCGCATGGAATCCAGTTGACCTTGTTTTGCTTTTCTCTTCTTTGTAGGTCTTCCCTTTCTCGTACTGGAATGTCCCTTTTCCGTATTTTGCCTGAATTTTTTTATTGAACCCTTTGTATACTCTCATTTCTTCTCACCCAGGTAATATTCCCTTACGATCTCTTTAATCTGTGCCTTTCCCGGAATGCTGATATACAACGGTGGTGTCAGTCCTGCTGCCTTTGTGATCCTGTCGTCCAACCGTGCTTTGGCATTAAATGCAGTCTTCAAGATCATTGCCATGCAGTCTTTCAGTGATTTTCCTTTCCTTCTGACTGCAAGAGCCATCTCTTTGGACTCTAAACATAACTGCTCGATAAAATCCGTCCAATCTCTCAATGCTCCTGTCAGACTCAGATCTTTCGCTTCCAGTTCCAGTTTTCCTATAGCTGCAAGTCTCGGTGTTGTCAGCTCCTCGATTGCACCGGTGCAAAAGTCCTCTGCGTCTTCCGGATCCAGTCCGTTCTCCTCTGCGATTGTCTTGATCGCTTCTAAGTCCCCCTCTTCCAACTGTGCTTTGGCCGCACGGTTGATCTCCTCGTAAGAATCAAATTCTCCAAATTTATCAAACATCTTTATACCTCTTTTCCTTGCAAGTACGCTTCAAGCGTCCTTTTATACTCACTGTTGTTTTCGTATACGATCTCTATCTCGTGTTCTGTGCTCTCTTCCAAGAACATTTTCCACAGATCTTGATTCTGTATGCCTTTTCCATCTGATTTCTTCCACTCTGCTCGTCTCCACTTTTCTGGATTATCTGCCAGTATCATGTTCTTGATGTACGTGTTCCTCGTGTAGAACACAACTCTGCATGGTTCTTTAAGCTTTTGCAGTGCATAGATCATTGCCAGAAGCACGCTGCGGTTATAAGTTGTTCCTTCCTCTTCTCCTTTCAGGAATCGGTCTTCAATATCTCCGTTTCTCCTTGTAAATGTTAAGGCTGCAGCATATCCTCCTCTCTTTGGTGCTGCCGGTCCTGTGATCGTGGTTTCTATGTAGATCTTCACCGTCTTCATTCTTCAAATCCTCCTGTTCAGCCTGATCAATGTATATCTCCGGTATTTGAATCCTGTAGCCGGATTGATTCCTTCATAGCTCTTGGCAATGTAATATCCATTCTTCTGTTTGATTTCTTTCGGCCATCTTGCCAGTTTTTTCTTCTTTGGTGGTTTCAGTGGCATGTTCCGCGAAGTACTGTAACTGGATTCACTGAGCCTTGGCTTGTCCCTCTTTCCATCCTCCCTCTTTTCTCCCACCTTCTCATTTTTGGTGATGTAGGATGCAAGCTGTGAGAAATCCTCTTCGTAGTATTTGCTTTTCTCTAACTTCTCTGCATAGATTCCACCGTGTGGCCAACATTCCTCTACCCAGCGGATCGTATCCCGGCATCCGGTGATGACCATGTGGATGTGCCATGCTCCCTTGGTTCCCTTCTCAATGTTCCGGATCCAGCGCAATTCGATCTGTTCTTTCTTGTATCTTGTTCTTAGCTTACTTATCAGATTCGTGAAATCCTTCTTCGCTTTCGCCATGTCCGGAGGTCTTGCCTCGACTCTGTACGTCAATGTTAAGAAATAATCTCCCCTGCCAAAGTACTCCAACAATCTGTGTCTGGCTGTCTCCGCCTTATTCATGGCGTTCACTACTGCCATCTGCTCCGGTGTCGGCTTTCTCTTCTTTTCTCGTGGCAGTCCTCTTGCTCCATACCTGCCATCATGGTATTCCTTCACCTCCAGGATGTCTCCCTTCCGGAAGGTGTGTGTTACTCTCTTTGTTGCCATCGTATACCTCTATCTTTAATATCTTGATCGAGTATTAAAATGGGGCAGAATCCCCGTTTTTCTTGACTTTCTGCATCACAGATGTTAAGATAATATTGTCTTTAATATCTGCGAGACAAAAGTCTTGCATTCAACACTTCCGTTACCTCCGGAAGTGTTATTTTTTTATCTGTTTTTCCAGTGCCTTTGCGATCGAATTCAGCGCATAGAAGCTTACTGATACAGCTAGTCCAATCAGGACGCGCTCCAGCATTGACTCCGGTGCAATAACTGATACAGAATATGTAATTGCTGCTCCGGAAGCATAGAAGAGGCCTACAAGCATCCCTATCCCTGTAATAAATCTTGTTCTCCAAAGACTCATTCTAATATGATGTAATCTCCTTTGTTCTTCTTCCTGGCGTACTCGTCCGCTTCTTCCCATGTCCCAGAGCAGCAGCCCAGTTCCTGTGTTTTCGTCCATCTGATAATCCATATGTGGTCTTTCTCCCTTCTTCCTCTTTTCTGGCTCATTTCTCACCCTCTGTATGGTTTTCTTCTTTCATTCCTATTTCAGTGCATCCCTCACGCGACAGCTGATTTATGATTACGAATGCCTGAGTGTCACTGAATGCTTTTCTTGTGATTTTATTTCCTTTATGTTTTGCTGTAATGATATACATCCGCTGCGCCCTCCTTCCTTCTTGTATGATGCGCACGGATAACAGCGACTGCGTTCCATACAACTGTTTCTGTGTTGACAGTAACAACAATCCTCCATGCTTGTCCCCTTTCCACCGCCTAAGCGGTTTTATCCTTTCTTGATCTCAGATGCTCGTTTATGATAGTTGATACATCATTGATTACTTTTTCATGCTCTTTTTCGCTTTTTCCCATATAAGCAGCATCATCAAATTTATATGTGCATCCGCTTTCTGTCTTTTTAATCTCTACAATCACCCGCATCACCTCCTAGAAAAGTTTATGTGTTACGGTTTGTACTTGTTGCTATTTTTTATTTCTCTGTCGGATATCTTTAGTTTAGGCATTGTTTTCTCCTCTCTAATCATCCTCATAGGTTCTTGGAATAAAATCCTCTGTAAGTGCATAGAACTCGCTGATGTAGGTTCCTTCGTCTGTAATGTTCAGATCAACAGCAACGTTGTGATCGTTCATCAGCATGATGCTCGTTACTCCCTCCTTATCGATATCTCCGCGTCCGACTCCGACAACCTTAAATCCTTTCAACGGACTTAATTCTTCTGGATATCCACTGTATCTCTTGTGATTAATACTTCTCTTCATTGTTTTCACCTCTCTTGCTATTTTCTATTTCTTCTCCTATACTTTCCTTACAGGCTCTCGCTAGAGCTGAGTACAAAAGAAAGGAGTTTTATTATGAATAACGACGATTTAGTCCTTATAAAGAATTTCAAATCTCTAATGCGCCGCGCCATGTTGTTTGCTCAATACTCACATGATTATGTCTTTGATGAAAAGATCGATAATTCTGTAGCTGTTGCAAATTTAAATGTTGCCGCATCTAAATTTGCTTCTGCAGAATCTCTCTACTATTCTTGTATCAACGTTTTAGAACGTGAAGAAGCAGAAGACATTTTCCATCTTTTCGACGCATATATGCAAGAATTACTAAACAACTATCGTGATAATCATTCACATCAATGGACAGATATCGAATTCCAGCGACTCAAAGAGTTTTTTGATTCTTCCGTTTTTGCATTTGAGAATGATTAATTTCTTTAGGGGAGGTTCTGCCTCCTCTAATCTCATGTAGAATTTCATGAAGCAGCGCTGTTTGATACATAATTTCCTTTCCTATGATTGAATCCGGATCAATGTATACCTGCTTTCGTCTTTTTTTCTTTTCTTTATCGATTTCATCCCTTTGCCTTTTTGCAAACAATGAGATTTCCTCGTAGATATTCATCTCTTCTCACCCCACTTTCTTCTCTGAACCATCTTTCTCCAACTCCTCTTTCTTGCTGCTCATTGCTGCCGCAGTTGCGATCGTTCCTTCGAGGTATCCTCTTTCTCTTTCGCTCATTGCTGGTAACTTATCGGCAAGCGTCTTGATAATCTGTTTTTCTTTCTCTGACATTTCTTACTCCTTTCTGTGTCTGCTGTTTTGTTGGTATATGCCAATTATATGTTGGTTGATTGCTTTTGTCAATCTCTTTTTTGCTATTATCCAACATTTTGCAATTTACCAACATTTTTTATTGCATTTTTTCCTGCCATGTTGTATAATCAATATCAAGAAAAGAGGTGAGAAAATGTATAAACGCCTAAAAAAAATAAGAAAAGAACTAGATATGACTCAGCAAGAATTCGCTGATGGTATTGGAATCGCAAGAGGTAACATTAGTGCTTATGAAGTTGGAAAAAATGCTCCAAGTGATGCAGTTATTTCTCTTATATGTACAAAATATAATGTCAACGAAAATTGGCTCCGTACTGGAGAGGGTGATATGTTTGTGAAACTGTCCTACTCTGATGAAATCGCACAGTTTGTCGGACAACTCATGACTGAGGAAGATGATTCTTTTAAAAAGAGACTTGTTTCCGGATTGGCGGCTCTTGACGAAACTGGATGGAAAGTATTAGAAGACTTTTTAGACTCTATACAAATAAAAAAGGACTGATTTATTTCAGTCCTAAGATTCCGCGAATGAAAAAATATACATTTTTTAATCGTGTGTCGTCCAATTCGTCAAGCATTTTTATTATGAGTTTTTTATAATTCATTATGGATCCCTCCGTTCCCAGCAAGAACACTCTTCGAAATTCCTTGATTTAATCATACGACATTTGTTTTTAGAAATCAATGTTTTTATCGAACATCTGTTCTTTTTGCTTAGGGACTTTTGGGATTGTTATTATTAGGAATACTTGCTCAAATATCTATAGAGTAAGTTTCGATCAGGATTGTGGTGTTCCTAATCGTTAGGTTCTTGATAACTAAGGAGGATATTATGAAAAAGAAATTATTAACTTACTTTCTAATCTGTCTAAGTGCTTTTTCCGTTTTTAGCTTTTCTGGTTGCGGCTCTAAAGAGTCCCAGGATTCTAGCTCTAGCGAAAGCACGGTATTACTGGGAGATTGCAAAGCACTTGACTTTGACATTTCCGTTTCAAAATTCAACAACGATAAAACTGGTAACTGGCATTGTGCGAAATTTGCAGAAGCAGATATCGATTTTCCGTATTACGCATTAGATTATTACAACAAATACTTTACTGATGATTCAGAAATCCACGTTGTATATAATTTTTCTCTAAAAACTGTATATCGAATTACTTGCCATGATGGAGATCTATATGTAACCGCATTAGATTATGTTGATAAAGAAGAACATGATGCAGCTCTCGCATGTTCCGGCACAGTATTAGCTGACTATATTATCCATGTTGATACTGGTGAAGTGGAAAAAATTGAGGATGAAAATTAGGAGATTTTGCTTTTATGAAACGCAACGAACGACTTTCAGTTCTGTATGATCTCCTTTTCAGTGGACTTGCAATCGTAGCTGTCTACTTTGCAATCTATGACATGACAACTGGATGTTCTGCAATTCAGCGCGACATTGACTTTGCGATCAACACAATATTTATCGCAGACTATGCGTTACGATTACTGATTGCTAAAAATAAAAAAGAGTTCTTCCGGAATAACATACTGGATCTAATTGCAATTATTCCGTTTAACTCTTTGTTCAAGGTGTTCAGGGTATTCAAAATTTTCAAGATGCTGAAACTGTTAAAACTGGCAAAAGCATCTGCGCGATTTGCAAGGCTCTACAAACATATAAAGTTCTTCTTTGACTTGAATGGATTTAAGTATATGGTCGGAGCAACGCTGATCTGTATTGCAATCGGTGGAATATCCATCCATTATGCGGAAGGAATGAGCTTTTCAGATGGCTTTTGGTGGAGTTTTGTTACAGCGACAACTGTTGGATATGGAGATATTTCGCCATCAACAATTCCCGGAAGAATCATAGCAACTGTACTTATGCTTGTTGGGATCGGTCTGATTGGCTCTCTGACTAGCACGATCACGGCAGTTTTCTTTCAAAAGACAACTGATGAAGAAAAATCTGCTACAAAAGATATACTGATCAGCTCGATACAGAGCCAGCTGAACAATTTTGACAAACTGTCAGACGATGATATTCAGGCAATCTGCAAAACGCTGCAATGCCTGCATGAAGGAAAAGGTGATAATGATGAAAGTAGGAATGAGAACTCCGAACTTAAAGAAGAGTGTTAAAGCTCGGACAACTGGAAAAGCAAAAAGAGCTGTTAAGAAATCCGTGTCTCCTGGATACGGACAGAAAGGTGTCGGATGGATAAAGGATCCGAAGAAGGCAGCATACAATAAAGTCTATAACAAGACAACCTTTGGAGTCGGTGATGTATATCGTGGGATCGGTGGAAATGGATCGCGTTCATCTTCCAACAGTTCTTTCAGTGGATCTGCCGCAGAAATCCCTGAGGTACGGATTCCATCTAAGCTTGAGAAAGTGCTGACATCAAGTGAGAAGAAAAAATACATTTCGCTTGTTCAAACTGGATGTGTACTTGATCAGGACAGAGATTCAATCATAAAAGCAAATGGAAAACGCACAAAAATTTCTACATTCTCATTGTGCCGTGTAATCGCCATGATCATGTCAGTTGTCTTACTGGCTTTCGGACTTGCCGGACTCTCAACGTCTGTCGGAATCGGTGCTTTCTTTATTATATTCGGAGCTCTGTTCTTCTTGATGGCCAGAAGTTTCAAGACAACGATAACACTACACAAAAAGATATTCCAGATGAAAGATGATGGCTTTATATCTTAAATAAAAACCGCTCCTGCGCCAACAGGAACGGTCAACTGGGGAAGCACACGCCAATGTGCTTTAGTAACTCCGAAGAGATACTGTCTTACCAAAGAATATTGTATCATCTTCGGCGCAGTCGCACAATCAGAACTTACGTTCTATGTATGACTGTTATTTTTGTACTTTTTTACATAATATATACGGAGGTGATATCATGTCATATTGTATTTATTTAAGGAAATCGAGAAAGGATCTTGAAGCCGAGCAGCATGGTGAAGGGGAAACTCTTGCCAGACACGAACGTGCACTTCTCTCTCTTGCTAAGAAAAACAACCTTATTATTAGCAATATTTATCGAGAAGTTGTGTCTGGAGAAACTATAGCTGCACGTCCTGTTATGCAACAGTTACTTCACGAGGTAGAGCAAAACCTTTGGGACGGTGTGCTTGTTATGGAAGTGGAACGTCTTGCTCGTGGCGATACGATCGATCAGGGAGTTGTACAGAGAGCTTTCCAGTATTCCAACACACTAATCATCACTCCTTCCAAAACCTATGATCCGGCCAATGAATTCGATGAAGAGTATTTTGAGTTTGGATTATTCATGAGTCGGCGTGAATATAAGACAATCAAGCGCAGGATGCAGAATGGGCGTTATGCCGCTATCTCTGAGGGAAAGTGGCCATATAACTCCGCACCATACGGTTTCCGGAGAACGAAACTTGAAAAAGAGAAGGGATGGACTCTTGCTTTTGATGAAAACGAGGCTCCTGTTGTGCGGCTTATCTTTTCTATGTTTACCGGTCCGGAACGTGTCGGTATCCGGTCGATCACTCGCACTTTAAATAGTTACGGTACAAAGCCGCGTAATTCCAAACTTTGGAGCGAGAGCACAGTCCGTGGAATCCTCTCTAATGTTGTATACGATCAATGCGTTAAGATCGGCGAACGAAAAGTGGTCAGAACGGTTGAAAATGGTGTTCTCACAACCACACGTCCGAGAACCAGTGACTATACCATTGTTTCCGGTCGGCATCCGCGCTTAATCGATCACGATGTATTTGCAGAAGCTCAGAGTTATCTTGGCTGTGGATCCCCAAAGCCTGCCGGTTCTAACATTATCAAAAATCCGCTTGCCGGAATCATTGTCTGTAGTGAGTGCAAAAAGAAAATGATTCGCCGGCCGCCTTCCGGAACTGCAAGTCGTGTTCCTTATGATCTGATGTTGTGCAGTACATATGATTGTCCTACCATTGGCAGCCCTTTGGATCTTGTTGAGCGAGAAGTTTATAACGCGCTTTCTGACTGGGTTGAAGGATATCGTCTGAGTGGTCAGATGCCAAGCAAGAGTCTTATTCCGGAAAAAGAAGTTCTTTTGGAATCAGCTCAACAGACACTCGATCAACTTCTACGGCAAAAGGGAACCATGTATGATCTGCTTGAACAAGGTGTCTACTCGACAGAAGTCTTTCTTGAGCGATCTGACAGTTTACAAAACCGAATTTCTGAAGCTGAATCAAACGTTGCCCAGCTGAAACTCGAACTTGACAAGGAACGCCAAAGAGAAGCCAATATAGAACAGTTCCTGCCGGCTTGTGAAGATCTGCTTTCCTGTTATTGGGATTTATCTATTCCGGAACGCAACAGATTGTTGAAATTACTCATAGAATCTATAGAATACAAGAAATTAACGAAAAATAAGCGCGGTCATCTGAATGAGCCTAACTTTGAATTGACTATAAAGCCCAGAATTCCGCGCAAATAA